GCCGCCGATCACGTTCAGGAACGAGCCGGTGGCGTCGCCCACGGACCCCGCGCCGATCGCCGCAGCCACCACCTCGCGCGGTAGGTCACTCTCGATCGTGGCGGCGTAGGAAGCGTTGATCACCGCGTTCTGCAAGACAATTTCATGGAACTTGCGGGTCATCCGCATGTCCTTCAAGACCGCCACCAGGGCGCTGACGCCGCGCGTCTGATCCGGTTGCATCTGGTCGGCTATGTGAATGACCTGACGCCTGCCCCACGGCTTCTCGACCGGCACGAACTTCCAGTTGTAGTTGTCCATGCCGTAATACCATTCGGTCGGGTGGCTGGTCCTTATGTGATACCCGACCGGCTTGCCCCTACTGTCGCGCTGGACGCCCCGGCGTAAATTCGCGTCGTCGGCCCGCCCAGAGGGATTAGACAACCTTGAGGGCGAGATAAGCTGGATCGCGGTGTTGAAAGGGCGTCCGACTTCTCGTATCCACTCTACCGTAGCCAACACTTCGCCGGTAAAAGTAAACCCGGCAATCCCCAAACGTATCAGCCCCGAGAACGTGAGCCTACGCTGGGCGTCGAGCCAAGCCGCGTTGGACTCGCCAATCAGGTTAAACATCTCCTCGGCGATCGTCTGGTATTCCTCGGCCCAGATTTCATCGAACCGCGAAGAATAAAGATGCGACAGGACTTGCCAGTTGGGTTGTGCGTTCAGCCTGTATTGGTTGCCGACGATCGTGTCACGGTGGATTTCAACCACCCCTTGCGCGTAGCCGTCATTGGTAACGATGTCCCGGCCGCGCAGATCGGCCTCTTCCTTGACTTGGTTGATAATCTGATCCGGGCTGCGCCGGTCGGCGTGCCACAGCATGGTTTCGCGCGAGGTGTACTCGGCACCCTCAAGAGCGCCGCCAAGGGCTTGGATTTCGATCAAAATACAAATCCAAAAGGCCGCGAGCGCCCGCCGCAGCAAGTGTTGTAGATCGCCTCCAGGCGCGAGCGTTCACCGCGCAGCGCGTCGATCGAGGCTTGCGAGTACTGGATTTCGGAGCCGTCCGTGTCGCGCACCGAGCGCACCCCCGGCTGGCCCAGAGCGGTCAGCATGTCGGAAATCTTGAGAAGGCGGTCCTTGATCTCGTCACAGTTCAACAGCATCGAGGTGGTCATGCCAGCGCCTTCCCGAGCGAGGCGAAATCATAGGACACCGGCCCCGCCTCCAATATGTCCTCCTCCGGTAGAATGACAAGCGGATTCTTGGCCCACTCCGAGGCCCAGCTTGGCGGGTTGTCCCAATCGATCTTTTCGACTTGCAACAGGGGCGACACGCAGGTTCCCAGCAGATAATACAACAAGTCCCAGGCTTCATTGCGGCCCCCGGAACTGTTTATCCACCCCTTCTCGGTGCGGCGCTCTACACACAACTCCTTGAAGAACCACGTCGGCATCCAATCGGGAAAGTGGATCATGCCCTTGCCGGGGTTGGTGCTGTCCAGCCGGGCCGAGAGATCGTCTTTTAACATGTTGGCGTTGAAGAACAACACCGGCACGTCGCCCCGAGCGGCGGCGAGTTTGTCTTTCTTGCGCTGGTCGGGATACTCTATCCAAGTGCGCGGGGCGTTGACGTAGGAAGCGCCGCGCACCAGATGAAACCTTGAGGACAACCCGTGCTTTCGCAAAGTACGATAGAACTCGTAAGCCATCGTGGTGACGCCCTCGCCACGGTGCCTCGTAAAACCGCCGCTGTCGCATATGGTCAGCTTGATTGCCATCTCCCGGCCGGATGTATCGTCCACCGGGTAGGTCTTGCGCATGACCTGTTCGATCAGCATGTCCCAATCTTCAAGATAGGTCGCCGGCTTGACCCATATCTTGTCACCGTCATCGTCGTTGCGGTTGGATTTGTAGATCGAAAACCTGTCCACAACCGTGACATCGTAAGGCGATCCCGGCCCGACCCCGTGGACTTGCACGACAAAGGCGTTCTTTTGCACGTCCACGCAGGCGATCAGGAATCTAACCCCGGCCGGTATCTTCTCGCCGATCGGTTCGGCGCGGGCGTGTAGTACCTCGGGTAGTCGTAAAGACTCCTCAACCTTCGGCTTGTAGGGGACGCCGATCACGTTGTTGTAGAATTGCTGCAACGAGGCTTCGCTGCCGGTGTGCTCGCACTCGCGCGCCGCGTTCAAATACTTGACCACGATCTCGGGCCAAGTCTGGAACCCGGCGGCGACGCCGTTCAGCCAATAAGAGGCGATCTCGCTGCGCGGCGCGGGGCCGGTCTTGTACCCGTTCTGGTCGATCGACTGCCCCTCGGCGAGCCACGTCGCGTATTGCTGCATGGTCGGCCGGTCGGCGGGGTAGAGTTCGTTGTTGCAGTTCGGGCAGATCATGCGGACGGTTTCGGCAGCCGCCGCAGGGCTTTCGTTGTCGTCCCACTTCAAATGCTCGAACTTGCCCTCGAAATAGGTGACGCAGCGCAGGCAGTGCCAGTACCAGCGCCTCTTGTCGCCCCGGTTGTAGAGGCCGAGGATGCCTTGGGCCGGCGGCGCTTCGTGCGAGGAGGACGCGATCCAGCGCGGGTCTTCGATCGGACGCGAGGGGGAGCTTTCAGCCACCGCCATGCGCAGGGAGCCGAACGAGGTGGTCCTCATATAGGCCAGATCGAAAGGGCTGCCCTCGCCGTCGAGGTCATCCGGCATCCGGTCGTAATCGGTCATCAAGACCCGCCCGATCGGCTTGCCGGCCATCTCGGCGACGCTCGGCCAGGAGAGGGTCAGGATCATGCCGGAACGGTAAATCTTGTTGTACTTCATGTCGGTCGAGCGCGACGGCAACAGGCGCGAGCGCAGGGCCGGCGAGTGCTGGTTCATCCTGTCGATGCGGCGCAGCGAGAAGTCTCGCGCGGCGTGCATGGTCGGCGAATAGAGGATCGTGTCGAGCGGGTCTTGCAGAACCCCGTAGGCAATGAAGTTCAGGATCAGCGACTCGGTCTTGCCCGATTGCGACGGCCCGACAAAGATCACACCCGACAACTCGCGCGAGGCGAGCATGTCCTGCGGCTCGACCATATAGGGGGCCATCTCGCGACTCCACGGCTGGGCCGTGCCGCCGGTACGCTTGATCTTGACGAATTGCTCGGCGATGTCGGTGACGCTGTAGCGCGACGGGCGGCGGAAGATGTCCTGCGCGATCGTGGCCGCGAGGTCGGCGACGGTCTTAAACCGCCCCTGCTTCCTCCCAAGCTCCGGTTCTTCCCTCGGCTCGGCTGGGCTTGACGGGATCGACAAGTCTGGCACGGACATCCTCGATCATGTCGTCCACGAGCCGTTGCACAAATCGAAATTGTGCTTCGGTCATGTCCTCCCTACCACGCATGGCATCGGGCAGCAATACTAACGTAGCCCGTATTGTCTGGAAGGTTTCCGACAAAAGCCGCATGACATCTTCGGTGTACCAGAGTTCATCGACCTCCTCGCGGTAGCGTTCGCGGGTGCGCAGCCCCTCCCAGTAATGCTTCGACACCATCGGCGGCATGTTGGCCGGGTTAGCCGTGCGCATGTAGGCGTCGATCGCCTCCGGGGTGATCCGGGGGCGCACGATCCGCGCGGCGGCTTGGGCGAGGTTGTAGACCGGGTTGTTCTGCCTGCCGGTGCCGACCGGGGGAAGGTCGCCCAGCCGGCGCATCACGTCCTCGTCTTTCAGATTGAAGATCGCGCGAAGCTGCGGCACCGAGACGCCCTGAAAGATGATCCCGCGAGACACCTCATCGAGAATGCCGCTGACCTTGACCGGATCGTCCTTATCGGGCGGCGGGGCTTTCTTGGCGGTCATTGGCTACATCCAGTAATTCCAAAAATCGCCCGGCTCGATATTCGAGGCCGGCAGGAGGTCGAGTTCCTTTGCCATCCGATAATAGCCGTACAGCGCGTCGAGCGGCAAATCGGCCATGTGACCCTCAAGCCGGATACCGAAGCGCATCCGCTCCCGCTCCCGAGGCGGTATCTGCCCGTGGTATTTGCACGGGCTGTCGCCGAACAGCCCCGGCAGGACCAGAAAGAAGACCCTCTGCCCGTCGCCGCAGGCGCTCGAACATCGCATCTTCGGCGCTTCGCAGTCTCTGAAGATTGGCAGCAACAAGCTCATCGATCGTGCCTCCCGCACTCAGCAGATGCACCATCACCTGTGCGGTCTGCCCTGGTCTGTCGAGCCGGCCGATAATCTGTAAGAACATCTCAAGACTGTAGAACATATCATACAATATGATATGATGCCCGCCTTGCTGCAAGTTAAGCCCGTGGCCCGCCGACTGAGGATGCACCAGCAACATCTTGTGCTCGCGCCGGTTCCACGCCTCAACGATTTTGCCCTCGCGATCCATCGAAACGGCGTCGGGAAACGCCTCCCGAATGCGTTCTAGGCTCTCGCGGAACCAATAGGCAACTAAAATCGGCTGATCGATCGTCTCCTCGTAGAGCGAGCGAAGCTCAAGGAGCTTCTCGTCGTGGATGCGGGCAGCGGTGCCGTTTTCGTCATAAACGAAGCCGGAAGCGTACTGTAAGAGCTTGGAACAGAGGACAGCGGCGTTGACGCCGTCTATCGTGCGGTCAGCCAGTTCAAGGACACACTCGTCCTCGAACTCCTCGTAGGCGCGCATCAGCGGCCCCGGCAGCCGGATCGTGCGCGTGACCACCCGAAAATCGCGCTCGCGGCGGCGCACGAGGCAGATGTCGGAGATCAGGCGCTCGATCTCCTCCTTCGCCCCGTCTCTGATTTTCCAAGTTTTGACGTAGGGGTTAAAGGTAAAATACCGCTCCCTGAAAGCGGTGATGCCGTTCCCGAACCGCTCCCCCTTGTCCAACAGCCAGACCTGGGAAAACAGGTGCATGTAAGTCTGGCTGGCCGGCGTGGCGGTCAGTTCGTGAAACCTGACCACATAGGGCCGCACCTTCTTCAGCGCCTTGAAGACCACGCTGTTGTGGTCGCGAAGCCTTGAGCTTTCGTCAAACACAACCACCCTGTAAGGCCACTTCTTGGTCTTGGCGCACTCGGCGACCAGCCAATCGACCGCGTGATAATCTATGATATGGATTTGCTCGGGAGACTTGACCAGTTCGGCGCGCAGCCGGGCCTTCTCTGCGGTGCGCTGGCTGCGAGGCAATGCCAAGAGGCGTGGATCGTCGTCCTCGACCCGGAGCACCAGGGGACGCATCCAACAGAGGTGGGTCCACAGAGACGGCTCCTGCGGCCAGACGCGCGTCGCCACCCGGATCGGGGCGACGATCAATATCTTGCCCTGGTAGTGCTCATCCACGATCAGACGGCGCAGCATCGACAGGATGATGACGGTCTTGCCAAACCCGACATCCAGAAAGAGCGCCGAGAACGGGTTGTCGTACACGAAGTCGATCGCCTCGCGCTGATCCGGGGTCAAATCGTCCTGCGACCGGACGCAGTTCTTGAACATCTCTCTCATAGCATTTCCAATATCGCCTCGGCAGCGGTAATACTGTAGACGATGTGGACTTCGACACCAGCATCGCGCAGTTCCTGATGACGAAGTAGTTGTTGCTTGCCGACGCGGCCTCCCGGCCTCTTCCATTCCATCAGCACCACGCGACCAGCGCGTGCGTAAAAACGGTCAGGGAAGCCGCCGCGCCCGGTCTTCTCGATCTTCTCCACAAACCATCCCTGTTGCCGCGCCCGGTCGCGGTGTTTGCTCTCGATCTCAGCCTCGGTCTGCTTACGATTCAATAGACGCACCCCAGATGCGGCGGCACCTTTTCCGGTGCCGCCATACAAAATCAACCCGTCAGTTTCTGGACTTCCTGCAATACAGGGGTTTCGCTATCCGAAATATAAGTATCTCGTTTCTCCTGCACTGCTTTCACATAGGCTCGAAATTTCTCATCGACACCGTTTCGCCTCTTTTCCCGGTATTGGACACGCGCAACCACCAGCGCATCGTTGTCACTGGTCACGGCAGCATAGCCGACAGTCTTCTTGCCGTGTCCCTGCGCCAAAAACTTGGTCGGGTTCACCTTCTCTTCCAGCCGGCGCTTCTCGGTGCGGGATTTCTCGAAGAAAGACAAGGCCAACGGAACAAGCTCGCACCCCTCGTCCTCTTGCAGAAACTCGCGAACGTAATCCCACCGGATCGCATCCTCGACCGCGCGGAAATTCAACGCATCCAGAACTTCCTCCTTGCTGAATACGCCGGAATGCACCAAGCGTTTCGCCGCCTCGTCCTTGATCGCCCGGTGGATCGGACACGACAGGGCGCGATCTTTGCGGAGGTACATGCTCAGTCCTCCTTGGAGATTTGCTGCAACGAAACAATCTTGCTGGACGGCAGAACCATTCGCCGCTGCCACATCTGGGAACGCTCGGCAAGCGCGTTCAACTCGAAATCAATACGAGCGAGAAGCTGCTTGTCCTCGTCAAGTGTTATATCAGCCACCACCTTCTGAATTTCGGCCAGCTTGTGCGCGTTGGTGTCGTCTTTCAGGAGCTTGGCAAGACCGTCCGCCAGATTTCTGGCGAACACGGTGAGAAGCGGCCCGGTTTTCTTGGACCTCCGAGCGTGACGGTAAGCATTGACATCGACCTGCCCGCGAAGCTCGTTGTGGGACAACTGCCCGTCTTTATGCTGCCTTACAGTTTCTTTTGCGCCCTTGCCGACTTGCTGTTTGGCCCCCTCGATTTCCCCGGCAGAGCGTTTGCCCTGTTTGCCAAGCTCTTCAAGCTGCTCTATACGAGTTTGTGCGCGTTCGACTATCTCGCGTCCTGCACGAACCGATATGCCACCAAGATCGTCACGGGCAATATATCCGCCTTTGATCAAAGCAAAAGCGGCATTACAAGCACGAGCGGTGTCGTTCAGTTGGACCCAGCCTTGCACATGCAACTGCGTCCAGCCAAGAAGAGACGCTATTTCAATGGCTTGAGGCGTATCTCCGGCATTGCCGGAGCCGGATAAGAAACGGTGCGTCGCCTCCCACGTTTCCAGCATCAATATAAACTCAGCGTTGTACTCCTCCATATTCTCCCGGCCCATGAACTGAAGCATCTGCTCATCGTTCAAATCACGAACGATCAGCATAACCTTCGCCAGACCGGAGCGCCGCGCCGCCTCGATACGATGATGCCCAAAAGCAATCTCGTAACGGTTTTCCTTAAGCCGGGCAATCACTCCTTCCCACAATCCGACATCGGCAATCGAACGCTGCAAGGTTTCCAGCTTGTGTTCATTGTAAGGATAGTGGGCAAGCAAGCGAAACGGATTGGCGTCTATCACGTCAATCGGAACACTCAAAAGCTCAGACATGGCTTAGTCCTTTTACGCCGTAAGATTACGGCATTCGGACAAAACCAC